CTTCTAATACATCTTTGTCATCATCTTGATATTGAATTGGATTACCCAAGAAATAGCCGTTGATAAAATCGCTAATATAAGATGCGTAATCATGCGCTACACGGTTATCTGCCATGTACTCTTCTTTGCGTCGTGTTAACTCAACTAAGTTCTTAGTTTTACCTTCGTAATAATCACTTAACACTTTCAATCTAGGTCGTTGGTAATCCATGTGATGTTCAATGTATTTACTTACTTCATTAACGTTTTGTAATAAATCGGATTCCGTCCCGTCATATGTGTAAACAACATTGGCTTCATCATTAAATAAGTAATTTATGTTTCCCCGTAGATCTGTATCTGTTTCAAATTCGTTTACTTTTAACATTTGTTCCCTCCTATAATCCTAGAGATTTTATTGTGTCAACTTTCGAACTGACATTTGTGCGTTTTCTAACCGGTCTGTAGAATCGTTCCACTGAATAACGCAACGAATCGATACAATGATTGTATGTATCTACTGGTTCATTGGTATATTCACCTGTATCTTTGTCCTTTTGCCATGTGTAGTTGTCAAACTCTTCAATAGTCTTGAAACAACGTTCATCAACAATGATTTCAAATTGCATTAAGAATTGTAACCCTTGTACAACCGAGCCCTTCCCTTTTTTGGTTGGTAAAATCCTTTTAAGCCCTAGATTCCTTAATTCAGCTATACTTTTTTGTTCTGCACTATCTGCTGTAATTTCTTCTTTAGCATAACCAAGTTGCTTTATGACATTAGCTATTTCATCATTCAGCATACCTTGTTTAACATACTCTTCAATGATGTATAACTTCTTTTTCTTTACATCTATTTTAGAATGTATAAAAGCACTAGGATCATTAACGTAGCCAAAGTCCAATCCAAAATAAGAAGGTAAATGCCTTAACTCATCTTTATTTATTAAACGTTTTTCATACTTAGGGAAAACCAATTTGTCTAGTGTAGCAAATTCACCTAACGCATAAATTTTGTAATATGCTGGATTACGATTTGCTAACAACTCTAAGTTTTGTCGTGTCATTTCATCAAGAAACTTATTATCTCGATAACTAGATTGTCTAATCATGACATTTTCCATTGGTTCACCATGTTCAAAGAAATACTTATAAACCCAATTCAGTTTAGATACTGGGTTAAACATCAAAAATATTTGCTTATTCACGTGTTTACGCTCCCTCAAACGCAACGTTAATTGCGTGTAATCATTTAGTGTGAATTCAGACGCTTCTTCCATGACTATGTCTGATATGCCTTTTATCGACTTTATTTTCTCTGGGTTATCTAATCCTTTAAACAAAAAAACTGCGCCGTTTGGCAATTCAACTTTGTTATCAGTCTTATTCCAAAGGCACATGTCCCAAATACCGAAGTTTATCAAACAATCTTTGACATCTTCGAATAAACTATCTTTAATTGTTGATTGGACTTTTCTAAGCCATAGTATACGCCTAGGATATTTCCAGTCTTGCAATGCTTTAAGTACAACTTTTTGTATAACGCCGTGAGACTTACCGCTCGAACCTCCACCGTAATGTACTTCAGTGAAGTTATCGTAATTGGTTAGTATTTCGAATATGTTTCTATTGAAAACATTAGATGGTTTGTTAAAGTTTAATTTAACTTTCGTCATCGTACTCACCAATATTAATCTCAATATTTTTCTGAGTAATTTCTTTTTTATCGATATACGCACCATGAACTTTTAGTATGTGGTCAATAGATCTCTGACGCTCTTCAAAAGTTGGTGTGATTGTGTAAGTAACCTCTTTTTCCACTTCATCGTTTAAATGGTCATATTTCTTACTGTAAGCCTCTTGAGGTTCTCCTCTAGCAATAGAAGCAGATAACGCTAAAGCTTCTGTAATACTCATTAAACGCTCTTCTTGTATCTGTTCTAATCGTTCTTTAATATATTCCGAAACATTAACATTTCTTAACAATCGACTTGCTAAAGACTCTGCTGTTTTCTTACTATAACCTGCTGAAATTGCTGCTTTTTTACCATTACATCCATTCATTATATATTCATCTGCGAATCTCTTTTGTTTTTCGTTCATTTCATTTACCACCAACTCTCGCGCTATACGCTTTTTAAAATTAAAAAAGGGATTGGCTATAATCAGCCAACCCACATAGATCCTTTATTCCTAATTGCGATAAGGGAAACGCAGTAAGATAGTCAATATCTTACGCTATCATATTAACACCGAAAGTGACGTTATTTTTCCAGACTTTTTCCAAACTTAATGTATTATACCTAATTCATCAGCTAACCTAACTAATATATCTTTCCTCATATCATAAGCGGTAGATTTACTTACATTTATTTCTTGAGCTACACCAGTTAAATTTAATGTTCTAGGCTTTTTAAAATAATAAAGTTCCATAAGTTTTTGAGTTTCTGTAGTGCTATGATTATATACAACCTCTATAGCCGATTTCATTCTGGCCAATTGCGATAATCTTCTATCATTAACAACTCTAATAGCTTTTATTTCAGTTACACTTACATTGCTTTGCACCCTATCTCCACCGATATTAGTATCTTGTTGACTCCACGGGTTTAAAACTTCATCTCTTACACGCGCTATATCTTTATCGAAGTAATTGTAATTGCTTAATTCACTTTCTAAATATCTTTGCGTTGATTTTCTCAAACTCATTTGTTTAACCCCCGTTAACCTTCAAAATGTCTCAATCTACTTCTTAATATCTCTATCTCCCGCTCTTTAACTTTCACATCGCCTTTTAACTGTTCAGCTTGCAACATCACACCAAACAATAAGATGACTAGTAATATAATTGCTATGATTAACCACATCATCTACTCCGACACCTCCGCCCTCATCAAATCTGACTGATCGCTCAACTTTGCGAAGTCACTCGGCGCCTCTACATCATCATTAGCCGTCATCATAATATATACTTGCTCAGTTACATACTTACCTAGCTCATACATTGCTAGTAAGAATAATAGTCTTAATATTTGTTTAATCATCATTGTCATCTCCTGTATCAATCAAAAAAAGTACCTGTCTCAACATACTCTTTAACTGTTGTTCATTTAGACTGGCTAACATAGGGCTGTAAAATTCACTATCTTCATCTTTAACAGTTTTAATAAAACAGCCTTCAATCTCAGCTTTTTCTTCTGGCGTTCCATTTTTATACGTCTTAAATACCTCGGTGTGCTTTTCTGGTAATTTCATTTTAGGTGTATTAAACATTATTATCTCCCCTCTTTAATGATTTTATTTCTTTTCGAACAAAGAACCTAATACTTCTTCACTAGGTCTTTCGAATAAGGTCACTTTAGAATTATTAGTGTAGTAAACAATAGGTGTATTTTGTGACTCATATTTCTCTTTCGCTTCTTCTTTACTCTCTGCCTCAACAACTGTAAACCTTTGATTGCTTTTAGCTCGAGTTATGTGTGTATGCTTGCGTCCTGTTGAATCTTTGAATGTTGTGACTAAGTATTGCGTCACTTCCCCAAAACCTCCTTGACTCGATCTAAGATGTCTTTACACTCCGCTACTTCCGAAGCCTTTTGCTCCACGTTCTGAAACACTCTCGAATTCCTCCACTTGCTTTAGTTCAGGTGTCCATATAGGCACGATAACCAATTGAGCTAGTTTGTCGCCTTTATATATTTCGTAATAATCATTTATAGTAAAAGGTTTTTTCTTAGCATTATTTACAAAAGAATTTTCCATTTCTCCTTGTATATCAAAACACTGTTCGTTAGTTGTTAAATATACTTGTGCATCATTCTTGATATTAATCCCTAAATTGCCGTGATATCCCGCGTCTATCTTGCCTGTTTCAATCACTAAATGCGTTTTACTACTTACACCACTACGGCTAGTTAACAGCCCGACATAGCCCTCTGGTATGCTTACAGCTACATCTGTTTTGATCACTGCCTTTTCTTGTGGCTCAAGTACGACAGTTTCAGCTGAGAATATGTCATAACCTGCATCCGTCTTATGATTTCGTTCGGGCATTCTAGCATTTTCTGATAATAGTTTTACTTGTAGGATGTTAGTCATTTTCCATTCCACCTTTTTCCAAATCAATCATTGTTTGTCTTAAAACTAAACCTGTGCGTTTTAATCGTGTTTCTTTAACGTTATACTTATTTTGCTTTCGCTCTTCTAATAATCTTGTGTACTCTTTAGATAATGCGATGAGCGTGTCTAATGTGTTAGTCATTTTCCTGTTCCTCCTCATATTTATAGACAACTTGACTCGTCATAATCCCTACTGCTTCATCAAGATAAATATCTTCTTTGAGTGCATCTTGCATAGCATTAGGTAAACCCTCAAGTATTTCATCAAACGCTTGTGCTTTCTTATACACGTCTTCAATCTCTTTTAGTAATCCCTCTGTGTCATTGCCGTTATACGCACTAGCACTTATAACGGATTGTTCAATTTGTTCACGGTTATCCATTTGTGTCATCCTCCATTTGCCCTAAAAATTCGTAGAACTCATTTGTTCCGTCTAGTTCTTCCATTCGCGACAGTATAATATCTGCAGTGCTTTTACCTCCTATATAGAGAGCTCCTATCCTGTTCGCTTTGCTCTCAGGGTGTAGTTCTCTAATTTTAAAACAGTAATGTTCGTATCTTCCAAGCAATTCATTTTTGACTGTGCGCCACATGTTCTCCAGCTCTTCGTTACGTTTTCTTAACTTAGCTATATCCTCGATAAGCTCATCTCGTTGCTTCTTGTACTCATCACGTTCGTCTTTAAAAACTTTTGATTGAGCTCTAAAGTGTCTTATTGCACTTTGCTCATCAGTGATAGAGTCAACATTTTCAGCTCCATGTTTTTTCATGAAATTAATTAATTCTTCTCTTGTTGGTTGTATCATTATATTGCCTCCACTTTTTCGACTTCTATGCTTGCAGTTTCGAACGGGAGCTTTTTACGAATCAGTTTTAATACCATGTTCGTGGCTTTTTCCTCATTCGTACTTTTCACGAAATAATGTTTCTTTAATTTATAATCACATTTAGATGCAAAGAACTTGATACAAAGACATACTTTATAGGTTTGCATCATACTACCAACTCCCCATCTTTCCAAATTAATGTCATAGTTTTATCTTCGTTTAGTATATAAAACGCTCTGGAAGTACCGTCTATCAACTCTCTGATTGAATCATTTTCATATATTTCAAAACCTTCAATATCGTTTAGTTCTACTAGACAATCAAACTCAGTATCTTCAGTGACTTCCTCTGTGATTTCTACAGTAAAAATATCTTTATCTGTTACTACTTTTGTATAAAACCCATGCCCATCAGTTGAAAAATGTACTTCGCTACATTCTCCAAGCGTGCCCATTCTATCTGATTGAAACACTTTACTTTCAACTTGTTCAGGATTGTTCCATGCCCATTCCACCAGTTCGAGTAGCGTCATCTTCTTTTTTCTTTTAATCTTTGCCATTATTTCCATCTCCTCTAAAATAAAGTTAGTTGCTTCTGTTCCTCGTATTCCAAATCCTGTTGCTTTATATATGTTTCAAGCTCTTCAGCTGTATCAAATGTCTTTTTCACACCTTGCCAACCTGGTACGATATGCCCGTGAAAGTAATAAGTGTCATTTACTACATGGGTATGTGCCACTCGCTCGTTATCCTGATACAGATATCTCTTAGATCCGAAAAATTGGTTTAAGTATTCTTTACATGCGCTATCGGTTTTAGGCATTTATGCTTCCTGCCATTTCTTAAACATTTGGTTATAAGTAGTATCAAACCAGTACGGATCACGTGAATGTTTTTGAGGCACATTAAACAAATGTGGCTTCTTTCTTCTTAGCTCAGCCTCTTTCTTTCGCTCTCTTTCCAATTTGCGTTCGAGTCTAGCTTGTTCCAG